CGCATAACGCCTTCATCGATTAGCACCTGCACAAGTTCTTGGTTGTCTGGTGACTTAAATGAGGAGTTGGCTATCTCTCCAGCCCTGTCAAGTATAAACCTGCCGAGCTTCTCTGTTATCCTGCCGTTCTCTACCGAGAGCTGCGCCTCAATCTCTATCTGCTCCTTGTCGTATCTCATTTTCCAAGGAAGTAAGCATTGATAATATCTGTGGCATATAGTCTGCAAGTTCTGAAGGTCTCACCTTCATATTTCTTGCTATGCCAACAAGTGTGACGTTCTCTCTGTTGATGACGCGGACCCTTATCTGCTCATAGAGCTCAATAAGGAAGTCGGCCTCATCCTTGCTTAAGATTTCGTAATAGTCGTCCATTCTTTGTCGGAATAAGGTCTAATCATTTTCCCAAACTCTTGGTCGAGTTCTTGGATTTCATCCATCAGCTTCCATTCCTTCCTATAAGCATCCTTAATGTCCTTGAGTGTAGAGTCCTGACCTGTGTTGGCGAACAGAGATGCCATCTCCATAAGCTTTTGGTCAATAGCCTCTCTTGTCTTCGTGTCTGTGTAATACTTAGATTCCATAAACTTCGTATCCTTTTATTTTAATTTTAACCTGATAAACGTTTTTTGGTAGGCTCCCGTCAAATTCAATCTTAACTCTCTTAAAATAGGTAGGAGTGTCATCTGCAACATACCCCTCTTGGACAAGACAATCAGATAGAAACTTTGAAACAAGAATACCGTTGTCAATGTCAAGACGACTATTGTAGCTAATATCCAGACAAAAACTTTCACAAGTAAACTTGTCAAATTTTTCAAGCTCTTGTAGAATTGCTGCTTTGTAATCATTTTTATATTTTAGTCTAGTTGCCCAGTGAACACCAGCGTATATTTTGTTTAGGCTTGGTGGCTTGGGCAGGTTTAGGATTATTTCTTCCAAAGCTCTAACACTTGAGAGTTTCGGATGTTGAGGTAGCCGACCACTTTGGTCACTTTCTCTCGGTTGGCAAACTCTGTAGTCTTTGGCATTCTTCGTTCTTCCCAAGCTGGAACTGGTAGGTCCGTTAGGTTGAATACAAAAACACCAAAGGGCGTAGAATTAATGTACAATGGTATCGTACGAAACTCTAACGCCCTTGATAGCAGGTTGTCATATTTACTTTTCTCTATGAGAAGGTCATCGTAGTGTGTCTTGCGACACTTTAGCTCGATGTCGGAGTTGGTGGCGACAGAGTAGCAATCGTAAAAGCTAAACTCATCGCGGCAGGTCTCCAGGTCAGGTAGGTTTCCCTCCTTTAGATAATTGAAAAGCTCTCGCTCATTTCTGATTAGCATCATTTATTGCAATCTTCAGAAGGATAAGATACCCGATTAAGTCGGATATTGTATCTTCTGTGTCGGAGTTAATTCCCCTATTTTTTATCCTCATAAGCTTATCATCAATCCTTGCGGTCAACGATATTACAGCGTCTGAGTTTCCAAAGATGGCAACAGGGCTAAGGGCCGAGTCACCATAGGCTCTATTTTTAGACAGCAACAAATCACGAACAGAGTTCGACATTTCTGTTATCTTATCTTCAGAACTTTTAATTTTCATCAAACAAAGATACTTCAAATTTATATACTTTCTTCTTTCCGTTAGATTCAAGTAACAGACGACCATTTATAGGATTAAAAAACACATACCTTTCGGAGTGTCCCGTGTAGTCAGATACGTCAAACTTATACTCTTGGTTGTTGAGCACAAGGTTTAAGTTCTCATCCAATTCAGCAGAAGTTATCTGCTCTATATTTAGGTTAAAGAATAGGCAGATAGTGTTCCCCCAGTTTCTTTTGTACTCTCTAACTAACGAGAGGTTGGGCGTAGATTCTGCTTCCATCGAATTGGTTTACTTCGTAATATCTATTAGTCATTCTGTCGTAGTACATATATACCCATCCAAGCTTACCCACAGCCTTCGGCTTGGCTTTCACAATGGAAATCTTTACCTGATTAGGCTCGTAGGGCACTCCGTTGCTGTCGCACAGCCCGTAGGGGCAGCGCCAGATACTCACGACCATCATACCCTTCCGGGACCACTGCATACCGCCCGCGATGTCGTTCATAGTCGGGACATCCACAAATGGAATCCCGTCTTTGTACTTAACCTGCTGATGCTTAGTGTGTACCGTTACAATAGTGTGGTAGTCGCGCTCTGCTGAGTGCTTCCTTACCCTTGTCAGAATCTGCCCGATGGCGATGTCTTCCCTCACTCCCGAAGAAACATCTGTCTTTATCTCGGTGAATGGGTCTACGATACAGCCGTCAATCTTTATGTCGTATCGCGATTCTATGTCAGCAACAGCCGTGTAGAAACCTTCTATGGTTATATCCTGCAATCCTGAGTCGATGATGTAGAAGTGCTTGCTGATGAAGTCTATGGCCTTCTGTGCCTCTTCATCTGATGCCGTCACCATATCGTTAAGTAGGAATGGCTTACGGAGATAAACCCAAGCGAGCTCTGCGAATACATCAACCGGGCTTCCTGTTTCTGGGGAGTATACTGCCCACTTCCATCCGGAGAACTCAGCGAGGTTCATCATAATCTCAAATCCAAACTGGGACTTGCCTTGGTGTGCACCTGCGTATACATAGGTGGTGCTTCCTCGCTTTACTGAGTATTTGTCGAAGAGAGAGTGGAATCCAACCCATTCTCCTTTTTTCATACCATCGTTGCGTAGTTCGTAAAGTTGCTCTTTTACTTTTTCTATGTCGAATATAAATTCTCTCATTTTGTAAATTCTTGGTTGTAGTCTTGTTCTTTGTGTGCGAATGATTCTGATATTGGCTTTTGTTCAAAGCACTGCTTGACATAAAATTCTTTAATCTTTTTGCCTGTCAGCCCATTCTGAACCATCATTTGGTAGATGATTTCAGGGTTGGCGTTGATGTGTTCTATGCTCTTTGCTCTTGACACAAACTCGTATGGTCTGTCCTCTGAGCCCTTGTAGTGATTGACGTATGATTTACCATAGGTAACCTTCCAAGCAAGCTGAACCTTGTATAGGTATATTGTCTGAAACAATGGTTGCTGTTCTGTAGTTTCCTCCATTTCGTTATTCTGTGCAGTAGCAGTCGCCTGTTCCCTCGTTAATCTGTTGGATTGTCCGCAGGCATACTGGGCAGGGTTCTGTAGTTTCTTTTATCATTTCTCGTTGGTGTTAGTGTCCCAGTGGTATTCGCACTTGCCGTTCTTGATGGGTACGCCAACAAAGAACGATTGGTACATTCCCGTTGGGGCGGTGTAGCGGTAGCAGGTTTCTTTGAGTGGGCAGTCAGTCCCACTGCATTTAGTGATGTCGGTCATACCATCTGCGATACATCGCTGCCGCAACAGCAATACGTTGTGGGTAGAACGGATAGTCGGGCTTGAGTTTCGCCATAGCTATTCTCATAAACTGATTACGCTCATCAATTAATATCTTCCTCTGTGTCTTCATAGTGTTCTCCGTTGTTTCCATTTTGTCCGATTATGTCCATCCTTGAATTTAACTCCTCCTCCTTCTCAGCCCATTCAGCATCAAAGATTCTACGACTCAGCAAGTCCTCTTCAGACTCCTTTAACTTTCTGCTACCGCCAGATATTTTCTGGTTGTCAACGTGACTCTGGCTGTCGCCTAAGTCATCCCAATATAGAAAACGGAACTTGTTATCCATAGTATTGGTGATGAAAAAGGGGGCATAGCCCCCCTCAACATTCAGCTATCTAACATTGTTAGAATGGGAAGTCATCGGACCCACCATTTACAGGAGCTGGCTTTGGCGTGTAGGCTTCCTGTACCTTTAGGTACTTCTCGCCATCGCGCTTAGACATAAGCTCCAGGTTAACCCAGCCGCTTTCGTTTTTAAGGCTATCGATTTTCTCGAAGTCCTTTGGCCCGAAGGCGATTTTGACGATTTCGCCATATTTGGTCTTGACCACTTTGGTCTTCCCGATAAAAATTGCAGTTTGTTCTGACATCTTTTTGAATAATTAAGATAAAATTAATTGTTTGATATGTTCATACATATCCTCTAACCTTCGAACCTTGATTTTGAGTTTCTCCACATCATCGTTCAAGTCTTGCCCCACATAAAGGTCTTCGAGTGCTGAGAAGCAAGCGAAGTACGCCCTTTCGTAGGACTTGTCTGCATCTAACCAAGATTCGTGGCTACGCTCATAGTCGTAGACACTCTTCCTGTCGATGTTTAGGATAAGTGATATTTCAGTACCACCATATCCGTTCTGCTTAAGTAAATTAACCGTAAGTCGTTTTGCCCTCGTTACGCTTTGGTTCTTCTTTGGACTCATAATAAGTTCTTGGGCAACCTCGGTGTACTGAGAAACGGTATCGACTATTTTATAAAATAAAGTTTCTTGCATAATTGTTTGTGTATTCTCCATCTAAGAAAAGACCTTCGTATAACTCTATACTCTTGTTAAGTTCGTAGATGCCGGAGTTGATGAACTCTTGACTGGAAGTAAAAATACCAATCTCATAAGGCCAACTCTTTTCCACGACTACAAAGATAAAAGATTCTACTTCAAATAAACTACTATACAATGCAGCCTGCTGATTATACAAAAGATACTTGGCTGACTTGGCGAACTCACTGATGGGCTTCGCCGTTGTCTTTAGGTCCACGATGTAGTCCGATTGCCAGTTCTCCACAAGCATATCTGCCTTGGCCTTAAACTTATGCCCTTTGTAGAGTCCGACCTTCGGAACCTCCGGTCTTCCTCCGAGCATTAACGCTTGAACATCTGAGTTATTCTGTAGTCGCTCACTCATACCAAGGTAGTCTCTGTAGTCAGACTGAGATAGTATCAAGCTATCTGAGTTCTCTTCCACAAACTCTTGGTATACTTTGGTGCGAGCATCCCTACGAATATCACAAACAACTGCTTTATCAATACCTTCAAGGACAAGTGAGTGCACCGCCTTACCGATGTCAAACGCTTGGTTCGAGCCTTGCTGCCACTTACCAGTACGCCATAGATGGAACTTGGTAGGCGACTCACGAAGGAGTTTCAGGGAACTATTGGACAGATATTCTCTGTCGGCATAGTACGCCTCATCATCCTTAAAAATATCTTCAGTCATTTAGCATTGATTCAAGTTGGTAAATAACCTCAACGATATGTTCTTTAGACATTGACATAAGATATATCTCATTGTCCTCATCAAACACTTGGAATAGGTCAACCACTTCTCGGCCCTCTTGCTTCTCGAAACGTATCGTAAAGAAGGTTCCGTTGGTCATTGAGACGGTGTGTGAGTTGACGAACTCGTTGTCGTCTTGGTTATCTAAATCGCTCATTGGAATATAGATTCGTATTGCTCTGCGGTGTAGGTATACTTGCCCTCAAGTGCAGACTTGACGTGAGCCTCTTTTCCTTGCGCTACAGCCTCTTTCATAGAGTCAACGATATCTTGGGTCAAGGGGCGCTTAGAAGATGCGGCAGGAGGCGAATCTTGCTTCTTGATAGCCATATCCACCTCATCTGCTGTAGCGATAGAAGTATCGAT